TTTCTACACAGCCCAGCGTGTTACAGAAGTTCAAGACATTACTGAAGATATATTTTTACAACGTATTGAACAAGGTATCTATCGTGATATAGATTCTGAATATTCTTCAGATGCACCACTTAACGACCAAACACAATCTGCAAAAGCAAACGACAAAATCGAGGGGAAAGATTTACCTTCTAAGAATGTTGACGGTTTACGTAGGATTTATGAGATTACGTGCTTCATGCGTTTGGATGATGATCCAGAAACAGATGGAAAACGTGCGCCTTACATATTAACAATTGACGAAACAACCAGCAAAGTATTATCTTTAAAACGTAATTGGGAATTCGGAGATGAAAAACTTGAAAAGATGGACTGGTACGTTGAATTTAAGTTCATACCTTGGCGCGGCGCTTATGCTATCGGTTTACCTCACCTCATTGGCGGTCTTGCTGCCGCTCTCACTGGCTCACTTCGTGCTCTCCTTGATGCTGCACATATTAACAACAGCCAGACAATGCTTAAACTCAAGGGTGGACGCATTGGTGGCCAAAGTGATAGGATTGAGCCCACGCAAGTAGTTGAAATTGAAGGGGCTCCTGGTGTAGATGATGTGCGTAAATTGGCTATGCCAATGCCATTTAACCCACCATCTAACGTTTTATTTTCATTATTAGGTTGGTTAACTGACCAAGCCAAAGGTGTAGTAACAACAGCAGAAGAAAAAATTGGTGAAGCCAATAACAACATGCCTGTTGGTACAACACAAGCATTGATTGAACAAGGTGCTAAGGTATTTTCTAGCATTCATGCTCGTCTGCATCGTTCACAGGCTAAATCATTAAAGATTATTTCACGTATTAACCACTGGTACCTTGATGAAATGGACAACCAGTCCGGTGAAGAGATTGAAGTACGTGATTTTGCTTACAACAGCGACGTTAGACCAGTTTCAGACCCTAATATTTTCTCTGAAACACAACGTTTGGCTCAAAACCAAGCATTATTACAGTTAGCAAGTTCTGCACCCCCAGGTATGTTTAACATGCGGTCAGTTTATAACCGCATATTGTCTCAAATGAAAGTGCCAGCAATTTCTGAAGTGTTACCAAACCCACAAGGTGTGGTGGAATCTAACCCAGCACTCGAAAACGTATCGATGACAATGGGTCAACCATCTGCGGCATTCCCAGATCAAGACCATATTGCCCACATTCAAGTGCATTTGGAGTATGCAAACAACCCAGCATATGGTGGAAACCCAGTAATTGGACCTACATTTGCTCCATTAGCCTTAGAACATATCAAACAGCACTTAACCTTGCACTATCTGCAAGAAATGCGTAGTTATGTGGCTCAAGCAGGGTCTGGTAAAGACGATTTTGAGTTGCATAAAGAAAAAGCTCTTGACCAAAATGCTCAAAAAGCACTTGCATTGGCGTCTAAATTGGTTGATCAAGATGCCAAAACGAATTTGGCTCCTTACATTCAGCAAGTTCAGATACTATCACAAAAAGTTGCGCAGGCTCAACAGGCAAAACAACAACAAATGCTTGGTCAAGACCCAACAGCAAACGTTATTCTGCAAACACAAATGGCAGAAACAAAACGCAAGACCGAAGAAATGCAAGCTCGTATGCAATTGGATGCTCAAAAACAACAACAAGAGTACCAGCTCAAATTGGCTGAGTTGCAACAGAAAGTTCAAGAGTTACAAGCTAAGTATTCAACACAAACTAGTATCGATAACCAACGTAATGCAACAGATATTGCAATGGCTAACATCAATAATGCTGCAAAAGAGCGTGTTGCAATGATTTCAGCACAAGCACAGATGGATCAGCAACAAAGACAACTTGAAGCAGAACAAAATCAATCTGCTTTGGATGCTATTAACGCTGCAAACCAAGATATTAGACAACATGGACTTGCTGTAGAGCAACAAGCATTCGAACAACAAGCTCAACAAGTGCAAAACCAGATTGAGTTGGAAAAAGAACAGCAACAACATGCATTAGAAACACAACAAGCGGCACAACAACATCAACAAGGTTTGCAACAAGCAGACCAAATGCATCAACAACAGTTGCAACAAGCTGATGAGCAACATCAACAGCAAATGGCACAAATGCAGCAACAACAAGAGCAACAACCACAACAACCTCAACAACCTCAAGAAGGACAATAATGGCAAATGATGAATTAGGTTTTCGTAAAGCCTACAAAATGACTGGCACACCTGGCTATGCTGGCGGTCCTGGTGAAACAACAATCGATAAAGGCAATTCTGGAAGTAAACGTGCTAACAATGCTGTTTTAAATCAAAATAAAATGGCTAAAGATAGCAAAGTTGGACCAGGTAAGAACCTTAAAGATATCGGTGGCGGTAACTTTTATTAATATTTGGGGCGGATTTGCCCCATTTATTGCATTAGTAAGAGTATGAGAGACATATTAAGCGAGATTCTGAAAAGAATTAAAACCGCAAACAATGAGATGACGGAAGCTATCGCTTCTGGCATTAATATACACACTTTTGATTCGTATCAAAGGTATGTAGGTAAGCGTGAGGGTTTATCCGATGCCCTAGCGATTATTGAGGCAATATTATCGGAGGATGACGAAGACCTGTAGAGGTTAAGGAGTTTGCCGTATGGCAATAGACTATAAGCAAAATGAAGAACCAGATTTACGGACGGAATTGGAGTGTTTTCCGATTGTAGACCCTGGTGTAGAGGTGGCTGGAGACAGAGTATTGGTTCAGTTACGTAGACAAAAAGTAAAAAGCAAAGGCGGCATCATTTTTGTTGATGAAACTCAACAAACATTGAAGTTCAATGAGACAGTAGCCAAAGTAGTACAAGTTGGACCTTTAGCATATAAATCACCAGACACATTAGAGCCTTGGATTGAAGGGCCTTGGTGTAAAGAGGGTGATTTGGTAAGGACAATTAAGTACGGTGGTGACCGTTTTGTTGTAGACCCAAGTGATGATGGTGGTGCAGTGGTATTTATTACATTGCAAGCACGTGAAATCATATCTCGCATTAAGAATTTTGAATATGCGCAGAAAATGAAAGCTTTTGTGGACTAATTTTGAAAGAAAATTATGAGTGAAAATGAAAAGGATATACCCGTCAAGGAAATGGAAGACGGTTCTGCTTTAGTAAAGGTAGACCTACCAGAAGAAATTGACGAAGGAGAAGTAAAGCCCGTTAAAAATAACGACAGAGACGATGACGACGAAGATGATGACGACGAACATCACGACTCTGACGATAATGAGGGTGAATCAGATGAAGAGCGCGAAAAAATTCGTGAAGCTCGTAGAGAAGAACGTAAACTCAAGAAAGAATTAAAGAGACAACGTGAAATCTCTGCAAAAAACAAGATTACCGCACTTGAGCGCCGTAATGCCGAGTTAGCTGAACGTCTTGCTAAAGTTGAAAACACAGCAGTATCATACCAATTTGCTCAATTGGACAAGTCTATTGAAGACGAAGCCGCTAGAGTTGAATATGCTAAGTTAAAACTGTTGCAAGCGACACAAGCAAATGACGCAAACTCTCAAATTGAATATTTAGAAGAGTTAACAGAAGCAAAACAACGCTTACAGCAAGCTCAGTACTATAAAAAACAACAGGTTGAGCAAGCCAAGGCACCAAAACAAAATGTGCCAACGCCAATCGCCACAGAAGTTCAGCAATTAGCTACAAAATGGTTAAAAAAGAACTCTTGGTACGACCCTCAAGCTAGAGATACAGATAGTAGAATTGCCAAAGTAATTGACCAAGAACTTGTTGCAGATGGTTGGGATCCTTCCGATGGTGAATATTGGGAAGAGTTAGATAACCGATTAAAATCACGTTTACCACACCGTTATGCTAGTAAAGGTAACAAAGAAGGCAAACGTTCAGCCGGTCCAACAGCATCTAGTCGTGTAGCTACCGAATCGAGCATGAAACCAGGCTCAATTCGACTAAGCCCCGAGCGTGTCCAAGCAATTAGAGATGCTGGAGCATGGGACGATGTAGAAAAACGAAACAAAATGATTCGTGCATATGCAATGTACGATCGTCAAAATAAAGGTTAATTATCATGGCAAATACAAGAATCAAACGTGACTTAGAAGATCGTCTATTAGATAGGATCGAAGAAACGAAAGAAAGAGTCCTCTCTGAGGATCCAGAAGCAATATCAAAAAAGGAACGTGTAGCTGCGTTTCGTGATAAATGGCAAAACAGTGCATTACCTGATTTGTCTCCAGGTATTTTACCTGGGTTTCACCTGTGTTGGTTATCCACCACAAACAATTATGACAGTATCGACAAACGCATGGCGTTGGGTTATGAGCCAGTGAAAGCCTCGGAATTAGGTAAGGGCTTTGAAAACTTAGGCAAGATGAGCTCGGGCAAGTTTGAAGGCTGTATTAGCTGTAATGAGATGGTTCTCTTTAAATTACCAGATGAAATCTATCAAGAAGTGATGAGAATGTTGCACCTCGAGGATCCCCTTGAGCATCAACGTAATATTACCGCGCAAGTTCGGAGCACAGCTCAAGAGGGCAAAGGTGGTAGATCTATTCTTGAAGGAGGCATTTTGGAAATGGAAAAGGAAACTGCCAAAGCGAATAGTAATATTCGGTTTTCATAACAAACTTCAAAACAAAGGAAAAACAAATGTCTGCAACATTTCAACCCTTTGGCCTGAAACCTGTATATCATCCAAGTGGATTAGATCGTGCAGTACCATTCGTTGGTACAAACACATACGTTCCTGGAACATCATACAGTGCTCCTTACTCGTTGTCATCTGGCCAGTCTTTCTGGCAGTTTCAACCAGTAGCGATTAATTCTTCAGGTCAATTAACCATTGCTAACCAAACTGCTTCTAGCGGTAAAGTTTATGGCGTATTTGACGGTGTAGAGTACACTAACTCTGACGGTCGTCGTTCTGTAGCTAAATATGCTGCTAAAACCACACTAGATGCTTCTACAAACATCGTTTTCTGGATTTTCACAGACCCAGCACTCGTATATGAAGCTCAAGTTAATGGTTCTGCAACTTCTGCTGCAATCGGTACTGAGTACAACTTTGACACAACAACTGGTTCAACTGTAACTGATGGCTATGCTATCGGTAACGGTGGTGCAGGTTTCTCAACTACAGCGTTGTTAGCAACTGCTGTTGGTTCAGGTAACCAAGGCCAGGTACGTGTGGTAGGACTAGGACGTGAAGTAGCTTACCCAGCTGGTAACACAAACCAGTGGGGCGACGCTTACACAATCGTTCAAGTTCAAATCTGCAATAACCAGTTTGCCGCTCCGTCGACATCGGTTTAATTAACAACGAAAGGAACTAACACATGGCAACCCCAATGCGTAGTACAGACTTTCGTGCGGTAGTCGAACCGATTATCAACGAAGTCTTTGATGGTGTATATGAGCAACGTGCTGATGAGTGGAAAGGATTCGTAGAACAAATCCAAGGTATTCCACGTAACTATCACGAAGAAGTAATGTTATACGGTATGAATGCCGCTCCTGCGATGCCTGACGGAACTCCTGTCAGCTATGACCAGGGCGGTACATTGTATATCACTCGCTTCATTTATCAAATCTATGGTTTAGCATATGCTTTAACCAAAGTATTGATGGAAGATGGTGATCACATTCGTATCGGATCAACATTCGCTAAACACTTAGCACAATCTATGATTGAAACTAAAGAAACATTATGTGCAAACATTTTGAACTTTGCTTTCACATCTGGATATGTTGGTGGTGATGGCGTAACATTGATTAACACAGCTCACCCAATCGCTAACGGCGCTTCTTACTCTAACCAGTTATCTACAGCTGCTTCTTTGAGCCAAACTTCTGTTGAACAGATGTTGATTCAAATTCGTTCTGCTGTTGACAACAACGGTAAGCGTATCCGCTTGAAGGCAGAGCAGTTAGTTGTTCCTCCAGCACTCGAGTTCCAGTCTGAGGTTATCCTCAAGTCTGTTCTCCGTTCTGGTAC